TTATTATGGTGTATTAGGACAAAATCAGGCAGGAGCTAATGCCTACGATAAATCATCACCAGTTCAAATACCTGGTACTGATTGGAGTAAAGTAGGTGGAGGTGTTGTACACATGTTAGCACTGAAGGCAATTCCAGACGTGTAACCACTTCACAAACTGGCACACGACCACTTGCATTAGTCATTTAGACTGTATATACTATTAATAGTTTAGTATTGATTTGTGAATTATTCTTCAAAAGAGAAACTGATTTTCGTTACTTCATTCATCGTCTTTATGAATTGGGGTGTTAGATTAGTTGCACTTAGTATTGCGAGGTTTGCATAATGAAGAAGGAATTTATTTATGTGAAACCAAAGAGTAGACAAGCAAAGGATAGGTTTCTTAGTGAAATGCGACAACTACATAGTTGTGTAGTGAATGATCGCAATGATGGACTTGCATTTGTTGAGTCTATTTCTGGAAAATATTCTTTTTGTCTTAATGAGCAAGCAGACGACCATTGGGAGGTAATTAGATGATTCCACTATTAGCATTTGCAGCAACAATAGAATTGCAGTGTGTTGATGTGGATAAGTTTATGGATAATATTGAGAGTGTAAAAATAGTTCACATGAGTGAAGTTCAGAAGAAAGAAGTAAGAGAAGCACTTGAGTCATTTGTAACAGAAAGATGTGCTTAATCTAAAGAGAGTGTAAAGTTTATAGATATATTACCTAACTTATGTTAGAATGTCCTCACATTACTCCTAAAAACATGCTTAATTTAGATGAACGATACCATTCTTACTTGGATGGCAGCAAGACATTAAGAATAGATGGGGAAAATGAGAAGGTAATAGCATATGGATGGAACTGTGATGGTAGTGATATTACAGGACATTATGTAACAACAGAGAATTTTAAGTTATTTTATAATATGCAAGGTATTTTTAAGAGTATGGAGACGCTTGAGAAGGTGGCACAAGTTTAGTTGACTAGTCTATTTTTTTAAATTATAATAATATTGAAAGCAAATTTATTATGACTAGTAGAAATAATCATGCTTCTAGGGATACTTCAACTGGGAAGGTCAATGAAGCAGATATTGAGCAGTTTTTGATCGAGAATTGTGAGAGTAATGTATATCCTCAAGCAGTAGTTGGTACACAATTTGATACTGGAAAGAAGCACATTGTTGATATATTATTAGGTGGTAAAGCACATAAAAAGACTAAGAAAGCAAAGAGATGGATATCTGAACATATAGGTGGTACACTTCTTAGTCTAAAGTATCAGAAAGTTGAAGGAACTTCTGAAGAGAAAATACCATTTGAATATCTTAAATTGCAAGATTCTATTGACAACTATGAATATGATTCTGCTATAATTGTATTATGTGGTGATGATGGATGGACATTGAAAGAATATTATTTGAGTGAAAAGTTTATATCCAAAATGAAATTAATCTGTCCTGATGTTAGTATTACTGATGAGTATAATTTTAGAGTGGAGTTGACATCCAATTCAAAATAGTTTATAATTAATATAGGTGCAATTCCTTCAATGGTGACAGTGTTGAAAATACGAAATCCAACAAACTCACATGAGGTTCAACTAAAATGTCTAACAGAGACAATTTTATATCGCTTATACAAATAGCGAAGAGAGAAGAGAAGAAAGTATTCAGTGGCAAAGATGCTTTCATTAAAGGTTCAATTGGAAACTATCTAAAATTTGAAGAAATTAGTATAGAAGAGTTTCAATTGAATGAAAGATACCAAAGAGATAGGTATCTTGCCATGATTAAAAAAGAATATAAGCAATTTAATAAGACTTATTGTTCTTTCCCTATAGTTTCACGTAGACCTAATGGGTTCATTTCTGTTCTTGATGGTCAACACAGAGTGTTGATGGCAATCTGGAGTGGAGATGAAGATTTGATGCCTTGTCAAGTATATAATCACCCAAAAGGTAGATCTGATGCTGATTGTCTAATAGTAGATTCTGAAATCTTTTATGCTCAAAATGCTAAGAGAAAGAATCCCAACTATGTTGACACAATGAGATCAGGACTTCAATTTGGTCTTCCAGAGGCAGTTTTATATAATAATAATTTAATTGCTTGTGGACTTTATATTGATTGTCTTGGTGATTATGAGGAAGGAGTAGAGTTGAAAGGTGAATATCAATGGAGACAAGCAGTTAAAAATTATGAACTTACTACCGCTAAGAAAGCAACAGAATATATCAAACAAATGAATGATATATGGAAAGGTAAATTCTTGCGTGGTGATGTCATTTATGGAGTTTCTTGTCTAATTGATTTTTTGGGTAAAGCAACTGAATTAAATGGTAGGAGGCAAAGACTTATCAACTTTATGGTAACAGAACTTCCTAAAGATAAGATTAAAGTTCTTTATGATGGAATTTCTGGTTCTAAGACTGATGTTTTAATTGCTAGAAGAATTATAAACAGATATAATCATCATGGTTCTACTGCTAAAACCAGTTGTATAACTGAAGAAACTCAATCAAAGTATGGTCTAGCAGATCCTACATTATGACATCAACTGCACTTAAAGCACTAACAGCATCAACTGGTAATCGCCATGATTGTTGGAACACTCCCACTTCATTTGTGGGAGATGTTGTTAAGTTCTTTGGTACAATTGACCTTGATCCATGTTGTAATGATGTGGACAATCCTAATGTACCTGCACTTAATTATTATACAGAGAAAACTAATGGTTTAGCACATGATTGGCATGGTAAAGTGTTTATGAACCATCCTTACAGTAATAGTAAAGAATGGGTTCCTTATGCTGCTTTACAATATGAATCAGGAAATGCAGATGAGTTAGTATTATTAATTAAAGTAGATGTTTCTACTAAATGGTGGCAATCAATCAGTAAATATCCTTGGGTTGCTGTTAATACTAGAATGAAATTTGGTACTAGTAAAGGTGCTGCCCCATTTCAATCAGGTATTATTTACTTAGGTAAAGATATTGATAGGTTTAAACAAACATTTAGTAAGTATGGGCAACTGTACCAACCAGTTGGTTAACTGTCCACTAACCCTTGACTTTTGCAGTCAGGGGTTTTATAGTATATGTACTGAGGAAAATTTATGATCAAATTGCGTCCTCATCAAGAGAGGATTGTTAAGACAATGACTCAAACCACTAAAGGTCAGGTGATTGTGCCTACTGGTGGTGGTAAGACAATGTGTATGATTACCGATGCACATAGACAATTTCAATATGGTAATCAAACTATTGTAGTTGTAGCACCAAGAATATTATTAGCAGAACAATTATCTAATGATTTCTTAAAGATAATTGATAATGCTAAGGTGTTGCATGTACATAGTGGTGAATCAAAGCATTTTAGTACAACTAACTCTAAAACTATTAGTGAGTGGGTTGTAAACAATTGGAATGATAATAAGATAATATTTACAACATATCATTCATTAAATAGAATACAACAGTCTAGTATTCCAGTCAATACAATATATTTTGATGAAGCACATAATAGTGTGCAGAAACATTTTCATGTTGCTACTAAATTCTTTGCAACAACTAATAATCGTAGATGTTATTTCTTTACTGCTACTCCTCATCATACTGCCACAGATAATAAAGCAGGGATGAATGATGAGGAAGTTTATGGTAAAGTATTAGCACAAGTTCCTGCACCTGAGTTAATAGATGCTGGTATTATTCTACCACCTAAAGTGATAGTTAACCAGTTAGATATGATTAAAGATAGAAAGATAACAATTGAAGAGGATGCTGATAGTATATTGTCTAGTATTGATTCTAATTCTGTAGATAAGGTATTAATTTGTGCTAGAAGAACCTCACAAATTGTACAATTAATGTCTAATAGTAAATTAGCAACAGAATTATATGGTAGAGGATATAATTGGATGTATATTACTGCTAAGACTGGTGCATTTATTAATGGAGTTAAAGTTAGTAGAGTTAAATTCTTTGAGACATTAAACAAGTGGGGTAAAGATAATACTAGGTTTGTTGTGTTACATCAT